TTATAAAAGGCAAGTTCATAACCGCTGTAATCCCAGCTGCCATTCCTGAAACCGCAGTTGACAGCAGAACTGTTTTCCATGTCTGAAAATCTGTTTCAGCCATCAGTGTAAGTCCTGCTGTAAGTACAGGAACGAATGCCGCAACGAATGTTTTGGCTGTTCTGATAAGCATGTTTCGCATGATTCACCCTTCCTTTCTTATCCATATAAAAAGGCGATTCCCTGTATTGGAAACCGCCTTGATCATAAAAGTGTTATGCTTCAGTTGCTGCCGCTTTAGCAATCAACTCATCCTGATACGCATAGGCATAGTCTTCAAATTCAGCCTGTGCCTGTCTTGCTTCGACACGGTTTGCCTTATAGGCTTCCTTGTCATTCTGCCACACAGCGATGTGCATATTTTCAGGTGCTTCAGAATCAATTTCTGCCCTGAAACCTGCAACACTCTTGCCATCCTTTGTGAATTCGCCTTCGATTGTTGATTTCTGTTTGATGTTTAACATAATTTTTCCCTTTCCTTTCTTTGAATATTAAAGGCGGCTTCCCGTATTGGAAACCGCCTGAAATAACTTATGAAGCAAGTTTTAACTGTTTGATTTCTTTTTCCTGTTCTGCAATCTTAATCATTGCAGCATCAAGTTTGGTCTGAACATTGTCCAGCTTTGCTTTGACAATTTCGATTTCACTTGCCATGCGGATATCCTCTTCATGCTGATCCTGAATCAGCTTCAGCATCGGTGGAATCAAATACTGTGCATTCCATGTCCATTCCTTCACATCGTCTGTTGGCTTATCAACCGCAATCGGATATACTTCGTTCATATCTTCGATAATAAAGCCAACCAAGTCTTTGCCGTATCTAACATCTGTCATGTCCGTTATGATTTCATCATTGTACTTAAACTGGAAAACACCAAGATCGTACAGATTTTCTGCCACAAGGTCTTCGTTAGAAAGTTCCTTGATGTCATGCTTTATAGTACGGCTGGATGTGTTTGTGGTTCTTGATATTGTGCCGCTTGAATTTACATACATATTTGTTGCAGAAGAAACGGTATTGTCGTAGATTGGTTTGCACTGAATACGACCTTGCGTTACATATAGCCTGTTAGTAACCACCTGATACCACGGGAATGTTGTAGTGCCAAGATTCACTGAATCAGCTGCCCCACTTCTAAAAGTAGCACCATCAAGTGTTATAACACTTCCACCATCGGTCATGGCAGTAAACCCACCAGCGTTTATGGTTAAGCCACCTGAAGCAATTGTTAAACCACCAGTCAATATTCCACCAGAAAGCGGAAGATAACTATGTGTATGACTTGTCAATGAATAGCTCGCAAGGTCTGTGGCAGTAGCTACTCTCGCACCCTTCCAAAGCAGATTTCCTGATCCACCACCGATTGCAAGACCGCTGGCATAGTTAGTTCCAAGCAAGCTGCCGACAACAAACGTTCCATCAGTCTGATCCGTAGCATATCCGATATACGGATTCTTTGAATTGATCGCAGACCATTTGATTCCTTTTGTTGCTGACTGTGTTGTGCCAGTATCGAATAATATTTGATTAGTCAAATGAACTGGCTTGGTGAATTTAGTCTTGTCAACACTAAACGTAGTTGTATTATATGCTGAAGCACTAGAAATCGTTATTTGAACCCACGAATCTGCATTGGTAGCCCCTGCGGTTATTGCTGCACTGTTGCTTTTGTATTCCTGTGCCGCCCTGATACCCACACTTGCAGTGCCTGTTGATCCGTCACCATCGGAAGTTACATCTACACCCGAATGTGCCGAATTGCTATATGACTGACTTGTGTTTTCATACTGTGTAGAACTTTCAAGCCGTGCAGTTCCACCACGCAGAATCAACTCATGCGACATCACGTACATTCTGTCGAAGAACTCTGTATCATCCACGGAATCAGCTAATATTTTACCTGCACCGTTCAAGAACCTTATTTCCGCAGTATAGGCATCAACTCCCAGTGCAATATAATCATCATCGAAAGTAGCCTTCACTGTTGTACCGCTTCGGATATCGATACCATCAGCACGAATAAGCACATTGTTTCCTAATGTCGAAGCTGTCATATCTCCAACTACAAGACCCTCACTGCTGAAGTTCATATAGTTCGTTGCGGTCTTTGCTGCTTCAACAGCGATCTGTGATACAGCTTTGAAGCTGCCGTTGAAATAGGTATATATCGGATGTTCAAGTGTCAGATACATCGTTGTTGATGTTATCGCATGACCTAGCAGGATATAATAATATCCATCGTTGCTTGTTGGAACAGTCTGTGTCAACGGTGCTGTGCTGACTGGCGTGAATGTTGTTCCTGATAACGTACCCTTGATATAAACTGGCTTGTATGCTGTCAGTGTGATGCTCTGTGTGGTTGTTACAGTGAACGAATAACACAGATAATTGTTCGTTCCTGTTCCAGATGCCGATATGGCTGAAGCAGCATACAATATTGGATATGATACATCGAATGCCGTTCCTGCTTTCAAGTGCTTATACAATCCACCAGTTCCAACAATGATATTTGCCGCAACAATCGCAGTTGTACCACACTTGATCGCCTTGTTATATCTTACCCTGTCATAAGTATCAGAATTATAGTCTGTGATTCTCCAATATGTGCCGTCATAGGTCATGTGAACAATAGATTCAGCAACATAATTGGTTGTCACGGTTGAATTTAATCTTCGAATTCCTTTCGCTCCAGTTGTTCCACCACCAGCTAATGTCAGGTTCAATGTTGCCGCTGAACTGTTGCCAGCATACGGCAATTTGTATGCGATAGTTTTTCCAACATATAAAGCTGTATCGGTTGTTTTTCCTGTCCACGCATTTGTTGCCGCTGTCTGCGTTCCGACAATATATTCAATGCTTTGCGAAAGTGCAGTATCAGCCGTACTCTGTGCCGTAGCTGCTGCGGTTTTCGCTGCATTAGCTGTGCTGTTTGCGGTGTTGGCTGTGGTTTGTGCATTCGATGCTGCTGTGCTTGCAGAATTTGCTGTTGACTGTGCTGCACTAGCCGCTGAAGCTGCATCTGCGGCATCCCCAAGTGCATCCTGCCATGCTCCCCATGCCGTTGCTGATGTGCCGATACGCCAATAATGTTTGCTGCCTACTTTTGCAAGCTGTTTTGGATAACCGCCTGAACTATCTGACCACGGCACTGTTGTTTCAAGTGCACAATATGTTTCACTAGCTGACAGTCCGATCTTGCTGCAATATTTGAACTCTGTGACAATCTGCTTCGGATAATTTGTTATATACCATTCAGGCGTTTGATTGTCATTTCTTGTATCAGGAATCGTTTTCTTTGCGTAATTGTTTGCAAGATCAGTTTTCACACTATTGGCAGTTGTCTGTGCTGTACTTGCTGCACTAGCCGCACTGTTCGCTGTACTTTGAGCAGCAGAAGCTGCATTCGCAGCCGCTGTCACATTTGAATTTGTAGTTTGAAGGCTGATTGTAAATCCTTCAGCAGTCTGTTCCAGTGTGCTGATTTTTGAACCATGTTCACTGATTGTGCTTGCCTGACTTGTGATGCTTTTTTCCGTCTGTGTGATACGTGTTTCAGCTGCTGTCAGATCGGCTTCAGTTGCCATGTCTTCAGGTGCTGGTGTCCAGTCTGTTGCTCTAGTACCCTTTTCAAATTTCAAATTTGTGAAGGTTATAACATCGGCATTGCCCGGCGTAACATTTACCTGACCGTGAATGATCCAACCGCTATTGCCGGGATATTTCTGTGTATATTCAAAATAACCCGTTGTCGGATCGTATACACGATTTATTTCATTACTTCCATACGTTGATGGTATTGTTGTAAAGAAATCGGTTGTCGGTATTGAACCGTTCACTTTGATATACCCACTCAATGTCATAAATTCATTAGGTGGTGTATACCCACTAATTTGTAATGTTAAATATTTGTTGCCCGTAGCGGAAGTGTTGCGTGTTGTTGTAATAACATTACCACTTGCAGTTGGCACACTGTTATAAGGTGTATACGAACTTAATTTTGACAGAACAATATAATTTCTGCCGCCGATATCAAGGTTGTCAATATCAGCTTGTGCGTTAGCTGCCGCCGTTGCTGCATTGGCTGCCTTTGTATCTGTTGCAGATAGTGCCGTCTTTGTCGCATATGTGCCGCTGACCGTGGCAATGATTGCACTGTCGGTGATTTTCAGTTCAGCCGCATTCATTCGTGTTTCTAACGAATCAATTTCACCATTGATCGTTGTGATGCTGCTTTCAGTTGAAGACACCCTTGAACTAATACTGTTCAAACTGGTTGTATGTTCTGCAACCGTTGTTTTGGTAGTTGTGATTTCTGTTTTGAAATCAGAACCCTTCAACGTGGTTAGATGTGCATAGGTGGTTGGCAATGTTGTTGTCATTTCGATGGAAAAACCATCTTTGTATGAATCAGGTGCAACTGTTCCATAACCAACCAGCACTTCTTCCACAACGATCTTCGGATATTGCCATGTAGTTGTTGATTCTCCGATAATAATTACCGCACGGGTATCACTGGAAGAAACTTTTCCAACCTGAACATTGGTCACTTTGAAGCTGCCGTTGTTCACAAAACCAGTGGAAGGCATACTTGAACTGTAATTGTAGAAGCCAATAGTCAAATCTATCGTTTCATTTTCGTTCACATAGTTATACCCTTTGACTTTCACACTGACCATGCGACTAGGTGTGATTGGTGTTGTGATAATTATATAACCCTTTTGGTTGGCAGAATCTTTTGTTAAACTGCAAACATTTTTGAACAGTTTCATGTTCGATGCCAATGTTTCAACCTTGTTAAGCAGATCAGTATGTTCATTGGCAGATGTCAAAGCTGCATTCGCCTTATTTGTGGCATCTGTTGCAGCAGCTGAAATCGCCGCAGATTTCGCTGCGTTCGCTTTGCTGGTTGCATCTGAAGCTGCTGTTGAAATTGCAGATTCTTTTGCGGCATTTGCCTTACTTGTAGCATCCGAAGCCGCTGCCGTGATTGCAGCTTCCTTCGCAGCATTCGCTTTCGATGTTGCATCAGAAGATGCTGTTGATATAGCTGAAGTTTTGGCATTGTTCGCCTTTGTTGTCGCATCGTTTGCTGCTGTTGATATGGCTTCAGATTTCGCTGCCGCAATGTTATTTGTGACCGTTGTCTGATAGGAACTGAATTCAGTGCTTGAAACCTTCATGCTGATCGCATTTTCATTGACACTGATTCTGGATTCATGGTCTTCCAATGTTTCTGCATGGTTTGCAACATTAGCATCAGTTTCAGCCAATGCTGACTTCGTTGCGTAGTTGGTGCTGACAGATAGATTGATTTCATCTGCCTGAACTGTCAGGGCAGCTTCCATTTCTGATTTTGTGGTATAGCCACCCAATGTTTCTGCAACTTCAGTTTTGGTTGCCATCAAGGCGATTTGTTCAGCATTCTGTGTGATGTTGGTTTCAGCCGTTGTCACTCTAACTGCAAGTGAATCAACATCAGCCTGTGCTTTGTCAGCTGCATCTTTTGCAGCATCGGCATCAGCTTGTGCCTGATCCGCAGCAGTCTTGGCATTGTCTGCTGCTGTTTGGGCTTTTGCTGCATCTGCTTTTGCAGTGTCAGCGGTGGATTGTGCTGCCGCTGCATTCGTTTTCGCCTGATCTGCTGCCGCCTGTGCTGTTTCAACCGCTTGCTGCGCCGCTTCAATTTCTTCTTCAGTAGCATCCACCCTGCCAGTTACAGCTTCCAGATTTGCTTTCGCAGTTTCCAAATCAGTTGCAGCTTGTGCCGCTTTCGCATCAGCTTCATCCGCTGCTGTCTGTGCCGCCGCTGCCGCCGCTGCCGCATCGTTAGCTTTATTCTGTGCGTTCTGTGCGTTGGTCTTTGCTGTGTCAGCAGTTTCCTGTGCATTGGAAGCCGCCGATGCTGCTGCATCCGCAGTTGCTTGTGCAGCTTGTGCCGCTGATCCTGCCGCCGTTGCCTGTTCCTGTGCAGTTTGTGCAGCCGCAGCCGCACTATCAGCGGTATCTTGTGCAAGCCCAGCATTTATCACCGCTGTATCGGCAGTGACCTGTGCAGAATCTGCTTTATCAGCCGCAGCCTGTGCATCCTCATTCGCTTTGTCGGCAGCCGCCTGTGCTGCTACTACGGCTCTTTCAGCAGCTTCAATTTCTTCTTCAGTCGAATCCACTCTTGATGTCACATCAGCAAGATTCTGTTCAGCCGTTGCAAGATTGTCAGCAGCTTCTTGTGCTTTTGTATCAGCTGCCGCCGCTGCCGCCTTTGCCTTGTCAGCTTCAGATTGTGCCGCCGTTGCTGCCTGTGCTGCCAAATCAGCAGCACTTTGTGCCGCAGCTGCATCGGATGTTGCCTGATTCGCTTGTGCCTGTGCTTCGTCAGCGGTTTTCTGTGCCGCTTCTGCCAGTGCTTTTGCATCAGCCGCAGCCTGTTTGGATGTTTCATCAACTTCAGTGACCTTTGTTGCAGTTGACTGAATCTGTGCCGCATTCTGGCTGATCTGTGTCTGAAGATCAGCTTGAACCGTACTCAAATCAGTATCACGCACATAATCAGTCTGCATTGTATTTGACAGTGTTTCCAGTGAAGTATGAAGGTTTGCAATTTCATCTTCAGCCGCTTGCACATCCTGCCTGATTTCAGCTGCCGCCGCCGTTGCACTTTCTGCAATACCTTTTGCAGTATTTGCTGTTTCTTGTGCAGTCGCTGCATTTGTCACAGCCGTGTCAGCAGTTTCCTGTGCGACAATTACTGCCGCCGCTGCTTCATCAGCTTTGTTTTGTGCTTTTCCTGCTGCTCTCGCAGCTTCCACAGCCTTTGCATCAGCAGTTTCTGCCGCAGCTTGTGCGGTTTCTGCCGCAGCTTGTGCAGTTTCAATATTCTTTTCTATCGTAACGATATTACCTTCAACTACATTGATTGCAGTCTGTGCTTTATTTGCTGCTGTTTGTGCATCAATAGCTGATTCTTGTGCAGTTGTTGCCAGTCTCGCAGCTTCATCAGCAGCCGCCTGTGCAATAGCCGCATCATTGACTGCATTGTTTGCCCGTCCTTCTGCCGCCGTTGCAATTTCGTATGCCAGACTGCTGATTTCTTTCAGGTTATTTGTTGCAACCTTTATAGTTTCAACTTCCTGAAATACTCCATTGATTTTTCCAGCTTGTTCAATCGCAATGTCACTTGCGGTTTTGAAGTTATCACCGATTTCGATGGATGATTTCACTTCTTCACATATATCAATGGTTTTCTTGATGATCCTCACGTTGTCATCAATTCCAAGCAGCGGATTGATGACAGGATGATAATTTCCAACATCAAAATCACCGATATCAAGTCCTAATAGCGATAAATCAAGTGCTTCCACAGAATACTTGACCTGAACCCTGCTGCATTCTTCAAGATGTTCAATACCTTTTGAAAGAAGATTGCTGGCAACAGTCACATCATCGAAAGTGACAGTTCCGTACCTGATACCAAATGCCGCAACAGCTTCAGCATTTTCAATGTAATTTCTGCCGTTGTTCACACTTGTGATATCAAGCCGTTCTTCAGTTTCGTTGCCATCTTCGTCTTTCAGCTTGCAGCCGTATGGAATCAGCCTTGAAATATAATCAAGCGGATTGTCTTCCCTTGTGATGGCTTTCATGTTCTTTGAAAGTTTGATCGGATTCTCCATTTCCGAACCGATCTGTACCAAATAATCAAGATATATGATGCCACCTTCAACCCTGAAGCTGATTTCACCGCCCAGCTTTTCGATCAATTTATCCTGAAGTGTTTTCCATGAATTTTCAATCTGAATTCCAACATACAGATTGTCGTTCGGATCAGTCACATTGACATTTCCAATTCTGAACTGCTTATGACTTTCAACCTGTGAATTATGGATATCAACGATGTGTGAAAGTAACTCCATGACAGTCCAGTTCTTTTCTGCAACATAATATTGCACACTATCACATAAGAATCCAAGATAACTTTCACAGATTGCAGTCTTTGAGATCAGCCCGTTTTCATCCATTGTCACACTGGAATATAAAACACGCCCGTAGAATTCATAACGGTCTTTGTTCGTATTATAAACACTGACCATTGTCTGTAAGTCTTTGATGGAATTGAAATACTTATTTGATGGCAAAACGTTAAAAGAAAAGGAATCAATCGCATTGATCCCTTTCACTATGCTGCCAGTCTTCAGTTTTTCCTTGATGCCGTGAATTTCATATATATTTTCACCATTTATGATCTTTACTATATACATCACAGCACCTCTTTCACAAACTCAATAATTATTGCCCCGTCAGAAGCAAAATTTTTCAGCTTGACGGCGTTTGTTCCTGCTTTAAGCATTAAGCCATCATAAGTATATGTTCCCTTGCTCAAAACAAAGGATTTGCCGTCAATCGACAGTGTTGCATCATCACTACTTGTGATTGTTGGCTGCACCCTGTGTGATGATTCATTTGTAATAATCACCGATGTTTCAGCACTTGCCGATACATTGAAAGTCAGTGTTGTTTTTTCGTTTGCAAGCATATACGGATATGCAGTGAATTTCACAGTGATCGTTGTTTTTTCGATGTCTTCTGCATCTTCAGGATCGCTGCTATCATAAGTGCCAACAAAATGATAATCTGATATAAAAGGATCATGGATTTCTTCATTCATGACATTCATGATCCAGTCGAAAAACCTTTGTTTCTTTGCTTCAAGTTCTTCAGGCGAATCAGCCCAGATTTCAAACACATATTCCAGTGGTCTTTCATTCCAGTACACTTCACCGTTGATTGCTGAAAAGTCATAGGTCTGATTAGAAAAGGGAACAGTGTCCTTGATGCTTTTCTTTTCAGGATTGTATATTTTTCTCGCATACAAACTTGCTTCAAAATCATCATAGGATGCTTTATTTCCTATGATTAGTTGATCCATCATTTTCTGTTCCTCCTTTCTATTCTAAAACCAGCCCACGGCTTCTAAATGCGTTTCGTAAACCGTTGACATTATCTGCATCACCTGCTGTTGCTGTTGCAAAGTGTCTGCCGTTGATATTCATTTCTATTGGTCTGTCAGCTAAATCTTCAATCGCATTGACCAGCGGCTGAAGATTCAATTTCTGCATGGTCTTTTCAACCGCATTTTCAACATACCCTTCAAGTCTGTCGATTGGCAGGATCGCTTCTGGTCCTGCTTCACCACCTGCCATCAGGCTGTTTCCATTCATTCCGAATATTGTTGGATTCAGCATGATACCACCATCTCTGTACCACTTAATTGAAAGTTTTGGCACACTTGGTGGCGATATTGATAGCTTTCCGCTAATACTGAAATGTGGCAGCTTGATTTTCGGCAGTGATATCTTCATGTTGCTAAAGAATCCTTTGATTGTGCTGACAATACTCTTGATCTTGTTCTTTGCTGATTCAATCGGCGTAATGATCGCACTTTTCACCCTGTTCCAAACAGAACTTGCTGTTGATCTGATGCTGTTAAATGCAGAAGAAGTTGACGATTTCACCGAATTCCACACACTAGATACTTTTGACTTCACGTTGTTCACAGCATTTGAAATTGTGTTCTTGATCCCATTCCAAATAGAACTTGCAACGGATTTTACACTGTTAAATGCAGAAGATGTTGCCGATTGACTGAATTCCACACCTTTGAAATCACATTCTTGACCGCATTCACGGCTGTTGTCACAGCTGATTTGATACTGTTCCATACCTTTGAAACAACACTTTTGATGCTATTCCATACGGATGATGTCACTGATTTCACCGAATTCCATACTTTTGTGATGACTGACTTCACCGCATTTACAGCCTTTGTCACAGCTGACTTGATAGAATTCCAGACTTTAGTGACAACCGATTTGATACCATTCCATACGGTAGAAAATACACTTTTGATCGTGTTCATGACCTTCTGGATGACACTTTTCACGGCATTGATTGCAGTTGATACTGCTTTCTTGATAGCATTCCATGCTTTTATCACAATATCTTTGCAGTTTTCCCATATAAACCTAAATGGAAGTGTGATGATCTGAACAGCTGCATCAATAATCGAAGCGATCAGCTTGATCGCAAATTCAACCACATCGCAGATACCGTTCCAGATATCTTTCAAGGAATCCCACAGACCCTTGAAGAATTTCACCATCGGTTTTATGACATTATTGTTGACCCATGAAACGAATGAAGAAAACACGCCCTTCACCCATTCCCATGCATCAGAACAGGCACTTGTGATGTCATCCCACAAGCCCTTGAAGAACTTCACCACTGGTTGGATCACATTTGCATTGATCCATTCGCCCCACTTTGCAAGTGTAGCTTTGACATTTTCCCAGCATTTCTTCACTGCTGCAACGATGTCATCCCATTTCTTGACCAGAACAACAATGGCAGCCACAACAAGTGCAATGACCGCAATGACCGCAATGATTGGTGCTGCTGCTGCCAGCATTGCCGAATTCGCAGCCCATTGTGCAACCGTATAGATTCCCAAGCCTATTGCAAGCCCTGACAATCCGATTGCTAGAACGCCCACCGCTGTTGCGATTGCCTGTATAGCAACTGGATGTTCTTTCGCCCATTCAAGTGCATCAAGCATCAGTCCAGTGACTTTTTCAATGGCTGGTTTCAGGGCATTCAGCAGTGATGTTTTCAATTCAGTGAAAGCTGTTGAAACTGGCTGAAGTGCTTCAGCAATTTCAGCTTCAGCAAGTGCGTGTTCAGCGGCTGCTTCTTTTGCATCCATCTGTGCTTCTGCTGTATCTCTGTAAGTTTCAGCAGATTCGCCATAAATTCCTTTCAGTGTGTTGGTAATCAGCTGTTGTCTTTCCTGTTCACTTGAACATTCAGCAAGTGCAAGATTGAAGTAATCTTCAGCCGTAGCTGCTTCTTTTACCGCTTCATTCCATTCTTCATTTTCTTCTGTGTTTTTCTTCAGCTTGACACCAAAAGTTTCACCTTCTTTTGCCGCCCAATTCAATGCATCGGCAAGAACGCCTGTGACTTTGCCTGTCTTCGCCGTTTCCATACTTGCTTCCGCAAGTCCTTCAACGGGAAGCGAATCTTGGAATTTCGCCCATGTACCTGTTGTGATGGTAGTCCAGTCATCCAAATCCTGTTGATTTTTTGACATTTTAGCGATCAGATTCGATGCTTCAACTGCCCTGTCATCCTCACCGAATACGGCATATAGGTCTTTCCATGTGCCTTCTGCCGTTTCCACACTGAAGCCCATATTGTCAAATGATGTTGTCAGTGTTGCAAGGTCCTGCCGCAGTTCCATTGTTTCAGCAGGAAGTTCAGCAAGGTATGATGTGAATTCAGACAGCTTTTCGATTCCCCACTGGATCGCACTGGATGCCAAGTCGGCAATCGTTCCTTTCAGGATCGTGAACCCATCACCAGCACCTGCTGCTGATCCATCCACATCGTCAAGGCTTTTGTCCAGGTCATCCGCTTTCCTTGCGGCATCTGAAAGTGCTTCCTGATTGTCTTTCAGTTCGCTTGACAGCTTGCCGATTGCAGATTCAAGGTCTTTTGCTTCAGAAGATGCTTCACCGAACTCGCCAACGGCATCGACATATTCACGTTTCAGCCGCTTCAGTTCATCCTGCTGTCTGCCGACTTTATCAGTCAGACCTTCAAAGGCGTTTTCTGCATTCTTTGCTGCTGATTTCTGCTGTTCAAGTTCGATTTCACAAGCATTAACTGACTGCCGCAGTTTTTCTTCAGCATTCTGTGCATTCAAAAGTTGCACTTTCAGCCTGTGGGCTTCCTCTGAATTTTCGCCGAATATCTGAACCGCCTTTTGCACTTTCTGATTCAGTGCTTCGGTTTTACTTTCTGATGCTTTCAGTTGTGCAGCCAAAATCTCATGCTTGTTTTCCAAGCCTTCAACGGTTGTTCCTGTTGCCTTCATCTGTGTGGCATTCAGCTTCATTTCTGCACGAAGTTCAGCCAGCTTATTATCTGCCTGTTTTATCGCCTGATTAAAGCTGCCAGTTTCAGCCGTAAATTTGATTTTGGCTTCGTTTTTTGCCATTCCTTATCCCCCTTTCTTCAGAATTTTTTCTTGTTTTTACTTCTTGATTGATGCTTTGATTTTGTCCTGTACTTCATAGGCATAATCTTCAAAAGAATCACGATCTTTTCTGACAGCAGCCTTGTTTTCCTTTGCTGCTTCAGCATCGATTTCATACGGATGCATCGTCAGCTTGCAGTCATTGTCAATGTCAACGATTGCCCTGAATCCCTGAACGCCCTTGCCGTTCACTTCACTTTTGCCTTCGATCATCACCTTTGTTGATCTCACTAACATCTTTTTCTCCTTTCCTTTCTTAAAAAAATGCATTAAAAAAAGCCCTTTCGGACTATTCGGCGATCATAAACTTCAGAATTGACATTTCTGCCACTGTCAAAGTGTCATATCTTGGATCATCACACTTTTCAAATTCATCTATTGAAACAGTGTGGATCGCAACTTCTGTTTCTGTTTCCAGCAGTTCACGGATTTCTTCATTCCATTTTTCTGCATCTTCTATGTCATACTGTCCATTCGTGATGATTGGTTCACCGTTTTCATCTTTCTTTGCAAACTGATCCAGCAGTTTCTTTCTTGTATCATCATAGGCTTTCACCGCATCTGCAACGGCGTTCGCATTCTTTGAGATCGCATATGCAATCTTCACTGGCAGATGTTTGTTTCCAAACATTGAGTTAGCGAAATTCAAAATTTCCTGATTTGTCATTGTTATCATTTTCATTCTCCTTTACTGATTCTGCTTCCGTACTTTTTCTATCTGATAGTTCAGCCATCCATCATACGCAGCCTTGTTTTCAACCACACCCAGCACGAAAGAAATATCTGCATACCAAAATATGTTTTCTGGAATCTCAAGGATCAAAACATAATAGGTGTAATAATCTTCGATATCCTCAAGTTCAAATTTTGGCGGCTTGATTTTACTTCCTTTCGCACGGGTGGATTGAATAAAAGGTTGACGGAAGCCTACTGCTTTTTTGGCTGTGTAAGTATCTTGATTGCATTTGCAACAGCAACCCTGTCACATCCGCACTTCATGATGAATTCTTCTTCTGTCATGATTTCAGGATCATCCATGTGTGCACAGAAGTATGCCACATACAGAATTGTGACCATTTCAAGTTCATCAACTTTGTTGTTTGCCTGATTGCTCATGCACTTGTGATATTTGTCATACATCCCCCTGTTTTTCGCCTTCAGCTTATACAGGTCGATGAATCGCAGTGACAGTTCGGTAGATGTACCGTCATAAAATTCAAAAGTGTACTTTGTATTCAGTTTATCCGTCATTTTTTTCACCTCTTATAAAAAAATTAGGACACCACAAAAGTGATGCCCTTTGAATTATTCAGCCTTTTTTTCGGCAGCCTTTGCCTTTGCTGCTGGCTTCTTTTCTTCGACTACTTCTTCAACAAAGTCGCCTGTCTTCAGGATTTCGTCATATCTATCCTTTGACACTTTGAAAGTTTCGCCCTTCTTGTGTACCTTTTTTGTAACCTTATCAATGAAGGTTCTTTTTGCTTTTACGATCATTTATAGTTCCCCCTTTACGCAGTTACCGCTACCAGTTCAGGTGTGAATTCTGACATCCACTTTGCCTTCACATTTTCATCCTTCAGTTCTGAAGCAAGTGCTTCATATAAACCGATGCCGTATTCATCAGGTGAAACGGCAACTTCCAGTTCCATTTCAGCAACTTCTTCAGCACCGTTTTCGGTCTTTGTTGCCTTTCCTGTTTCAACAACGCAGTTCGGATATGCCTTGAACTTTTCGTTGTCATCTTCATCGAAAACGTGTTCAGTCATGCAAAATTCGCCATGTGCAGAATCAATGCCGTATGTCTTAACGCCATCAACCATTGCTTCGTTTTCCATGCCGAACAGTGCAACATAGATATCCCAAGGCATATGCAGGGAAAGTTTGATTGAACCTGTTCCATCAGGCTTCACCTTCTTTTTCTTCACAACGCCCCTGCATTTCTTTGTGATCACTCTTGTGTTCATAGCTTCTTCACAAGAACCGATACATTCAGCAGTAAGGCATTCAGATTTGTCCTTGAACTTGAAGCCAACTTCTTTGACTTCATAATCTGAAAAAACAACTCCCATTTTTTCATTTCTCCTTTCGTTTTTAATCATCAAAATCGTTGACCAGTCTTCTGATGCAGCGATCTTTGATTTCTTCAATTTTCGATTCACCACCACGCCTGAAAAATTCCTGATTCCCAACATGGCGGCGTGTGTTTGTACCGTCATCAGGAAAATACAAATAGTGATATGAATTTGTAGTTTTCACAGTGACAGCCAAATTTTCTTTTTTTATAGTTAGCGAATTTGCGTGCTTTGCAGCCTTCTTTTTCCCTTTCCAAGTCTTGCCCGATTCAGGCATCAACAATTTGATTGCATCCTTTATCAGTTCCCCTGCTTCTTTGTGCAAGACATCATTGATGGTTTCTTCGGTATTGCCTTGGAAGTTTTTCATGGCTTGCTGCAAGTCATCAAATTGGTCTATGTGAAGGTCAAATCTACTCATGGCATCACGCCTTCTTTCGTGCCTTCACAAATTCGATGGAAAGCATTTCAACCACCGCATCGGTTTTCGGTTTCACCGTGTAGGTGTATTCAGAATCACTTCCTGCAAGTTTCATTCCTGCGATTTCCAGCATTTTTTCAATGACTTGTTCAGCAGTTCCTTCAGGAATCCATTCTTCCCTGACGATATGAACAACATATCCATCGGTGAAACCCGTCTTGTTTGCATTGGATTTCAGAACAGTTCGGTTGAAAACGATATAGTCCCAGATTTCTTCCTTCATTCGCTTATTTACTGCTCCATAGAAGATATTAGGATCAATTTCCTGCAATTTTTCCTTTATTTCATCAAGAATCAATCGTTTTCACCTACCTTTCTGATCTGTTCCATATACAGAAATTGCTCTGTTTTCGACTTATCAATGTATGAAATATCGTACAAATAGCCGTCAATAACGGCTTTGCACTTGTTATCAACCGCCTTGACGAACCTTGTTTTGATCTTCATTGACAGTGAAAAGTCCATTTTTTCAGCAAAATCAAGGTCTTGTTCACGTTTTGACATTTCTTCATAGTCAAGTTTGCCGATATACTCCATGTCATCAAGTGTTGTCGCATTCCTTCTTGCATTGAAGTCAGTCATTCGTTCCTTGTCACGGTAGATGAAAACCACCCCATCGTTGTATTTGCCGAACTTATTCTTCTGCATTTTCTGTTTCCTCATTGCTTTCTTCGTATTTCACCGCCCATTGTGTCCGAACCTGTGCAATGTCTTCTGCGTAATTGTCCCAGAACTCATTCAGGCAGTGATTCCATTCATAAAGGCAATAATTCTTGAACAGCACATTTTCAGGACCTGCAATGCTGAAGTCAAAATTGGCTTCAGAAATCCCCAGCCTGTGTTTCATGGTAGGGATTCCTGAATCAATTATTTCTTCGATGCGGTTGGTTGTGTCATCATCTTCCCATGTGACATTCAGCTTTCGCTTTACCTGTTCAAACAGTGTCAAGTTGTCCATGATTCACAACCCCTTTCAGGCTTATGCAGTCGGAATTGCATCCTTAACTGTGATATAAGCAGGTTCAAGACCGCTGATATCCAGATACAGGGCAGCAGTGTTGTCGAATGCTCTGCCAGCACCGTACTGCTTAACCTTGAATACTCTCTGATCTTCAAGGAACTTTGCTTCATCGGAATATTCGATCACGCCGTTCTTGCTGCCGCCCATTCCCATGAAGTATTCACCCTTCAGGAACAGAACAGCTTCACCATCATCCAGTTCATTGGAGATGTAAACCTTTGTTGGAATAGGGAATAAATCTCTGACATACTGTCCGTTTGCGTTCAGCACTGTTGTTGCTGGCACAACCTTTGTCAGATAGTCAGTCTGGTTGCAGATCATGCAGACTTCAGTGAACTTTCTTTTCTTGCCAGCTTCAGTCTTTGCCATTTTTGCACACAGTTCGCCGTATTCCTTCGGGCTGAATCCTGTCACTGCGATCTTTTCCTTTGCTGGATAACCAGTTTCGGATGAAAAAGCAACGCCCTTGTGGATATCTCTGATCAGACCGATTGGCTGATTAACGCCAGTACCCTTCACGATACCTTCTTCCAGTCCTGCCAGAATTGCTTCAGCCAGACATGCTCTGATGTAGCCGTCAAGGAATACAGGACCGAGATCAAGCATACCCAGTTCGATGATCGCATAAGCTGACAGCTTGTTCTGGTCAACATCGATAACCTTGAATGCTGAAGTGATTTCCTTGATGATTTCATCAGTGATCTGTCCCCATACAGCCTTCTGTGTTGCATGATCGTTCAGAATCCACTTTGTAATGAAGCCCACATACTGGAATGTGATTGCCTGAAGCAGCGGATGTTCTTCCTGAAGGTCTTTGTAGACATCTTCGATGATGGTTGTTGGCATCAGGTCTTCTTCGTTTTCGCTGCCGATGATTGCTGTGAATGCCTGTTTTGGTTCATTTGACTTCAGGGCTTCGATAACCTTCTGATACCAGTTCTTTTCCTGTGATGTCAGCTGTCTGTACCCTCTCTGTGCCAGAATAGCTGCATCATGTGATTCCTGAAGGTCTATGAAGTCCTGCTTCACCTGTTCAGTGATGGAATCATGGAATTCCAGCCATGCTTCCTGCTGTGCGGTTTCATCGCCGCTTTTCATCGCTTCCACGATCTTCTTGATGTGTTCCTGCTCTTTGTCGAATTTTCTCATTTTTTTCATTCTTCCTTTCTTTACATTTTCAAAAGTGCATTAAAAAAGCCGACCAGTTTCTGGTTGGCGTTTTCGTCATCATTGTTCGGATCATCGTCATCCGAATCATCATCATTATCATCTGGATCATCGCCGTCATCTGGTTCAGGATCGTCATCTGGATCATCACCATCGGCTGAATCATCTGGATCAGGTTCTGGCTGCGGTTCTGGATCATCTTCAGGATCATCGTCATCAGCTTCAGTCGCTTCCTGATACGCCTTGATAATGTCAAACAGCTTCATGAATGCGTTCTGATTTGCCTTGTCCTTTTCGGTTCTGTCAACCACAGTCGCAAATCCATAGGATTCAGCTTCATCAGGCAGAATCCATGTTTCGGCAGCCATCAATTCCTTGATTTCATCTTCTGATAATGAAGAATGTGCCTTGTATGCTTCAACAGATGCCTGTGTGATCTTGTCCAAATCTTCAGCCTGTTTTCTTAATTCTTCCGCATTTCCTGCCGCCCAGCACCATGCGTTGTGGATCATCAGCAGTGATGCTTCGTTCATGACACGTTCATCACCTGCCATGAAGATAACGGAAGCAATCGAACACGCAAAACCATCACAGTATGTTGTGACTTTTGCCTTGTGTCTTCTTAATGCGTTGTAGATTGCAAGACCTTCGGCAACTTCACCGCCGTATGAATTGATATAAACATCAATTTGGTCTACATCACCCAAGGCTTCCAGCTGTTTTGAAAGTGTTGCAGCACTGATGTCTCCCCACGGATTATCTTCCCAAGCCCAGCTTGTGATATCACCATATATATTGATTGTTGCTGCCTGTTCGGTTCTTTCTAATGAAAAATACTTCTTGTTCACTTACTCACCCCCTTTCAATATATTTTCTGCCAGATCATAATTCTTCGTCATGAAGTGGCTTGTGCTGAATTCTGTTCCAAGTTCCTGCATTCCAAGTCTTCTTCGCATATCATCAATAGTGACAGCACCTGATGCAATGGCTTTGTCAACCTTATCTGCCACCTTCAGGATGTCAGCATGATTGATGCAGGAAGTGTCAACTTTGACATAGCTGCCTTTTTTCCATTCATCGAACGAATAATATTTTCGTGTGATTTCCTTTTGAATCATGTCAGCCCACGCATCAATGCAGAATGTCAAGAATACATCTACAATCTGATCCATGTTGGTGATGTTTCCGTACATCATTGACAGCGGAATCTTGAGTGCTTGTGC